GTGTTGATTTACCTACACCAAAGGAGGAAACATCACCCAAGATCGAAGAGATTGAGGCGAAATCAGAAACTTCAGTTGGAGATCTTATGACTAAACTTCAGGACCTTGGTTTAACCATGGATGCTGATCGGCTGAAGGAGTATCGGTTGATAACCGAACTCCTAAGCCGTGGTTATAAGTAAAAAATAAATAAGAAAAGAGATTTGGTTCGTATACGAACTGAATCGAGACTAAACTACGCGCAGCGCCTGCCGGGTACCGGGTACTGCCCCTTTCAGGGGCGGGGCCCCGTGCCGATAGGCATGGGGGGGGGTGGCTCTAGCTCTGCACCGATAGGTGCGGAGCGGGTATTATATAGAGTTTGATTCTAGACTGGAACTAGTTCCAGTCTAGATCCAGATTATAAAGTGATAGAATCACTAGTTTCATCATAAATTATGATGAAACAAAAATAGTTCCAGTAGTTCCGGCCAAGGCAATAATATATATATGATAATATATATATTATATGGTTGCAGGTTTACTATTGATCAATAGTAAACCGCCGCCTTGGCCAGAATAGGCCACAGGTTAATCTACAATTTCTTGTATCCCCCGCGGATATAAGAATTTAGATGAAAATCTATACTTTCTGTATCCTCCCCGCGGGGGGATACGGGAATTTAGATAGGGTCATTCGAACTGTTGGTCGCTACTACCGGAGGTAGTAGCACCAACAGGAGTAGACCCGGTAAGATCTTCCCATTTAATGGGAATGAGCTTAAGATCTTTGATCGTCCATATTTTCCAGCGGTCATCTGACATAGCATGCCGCGGAGGCGGGGTATTGGTGAATACCCAAATATGAGGTATCCTGGAAAGGTACCTCTTTTTTAGCCGGTTTCGTTTATCGCAAACCATACCAGACTTTAAAGTCTCTAGTGCAAGATAAGTTTGCAATACTTTACGTTTGTCAATTTTATCTTCAGTATCCCATGCTTTCGGCATGTCAATAATAAATGCACAGTATTTAGTATCTGGCATGCTGTATACCATGCCGCCAATATCTTTGGCTAATTCTAGTTGATCTGCAGCGATAGCGTTCCACCATTTTCTGCAGTCCATCCAACACGTAAGTTTGGATTTACCAACATTACCAGAGGTATTAACGATAACGTTAATATCTCTGTCTGAAGCAGGCTTTTCGACGGCGTCGATAACAGTTTGCTGCCAGGGATACCATTTCATAGAGGCTCTGTAGTATTCGGGAATAACAGGATCAAGATCCGTCCATGGTCCCGCGATACGAGACTCTTCTTTACATACATAGAAGGTATTCCCAGCGTTCTCCTTCGAAGTAGGAGAAGCGTGGTTAGGAATACAACCTTTATCAACGACTATTTTTAGGAGAGCAATAAGTCGTGCCTTAACTTTTAGGGATATGCGACACTGGAAGTGAGTATATCCCGTCTTTTCACCTTGTTCAAGTTGAAAACACCAAGATTTAGCAATTTCTCGGAATAGAGTTTTGAGTTTATCTTCACTAGTTTCGTTTTTGCCTATGGCATTAAACGTAAGATCCCACACGCAACAAGGACTTCCTTGTTTAGCCATTTTATAACTATAAAATTGATTTATGATTTAATATTAATATCTTTTGAGAAAGATATTATGATTTAGATGTATTTTATTTTTGATATCATCATTTTGTATGAGTTATTTAACGCTCTTTCTTTAAGAGAGTCGATAAATATATTGGGAGGGGGATAGGTGTCTTTAATGTTAAACATTAAGCAACTAATTCTACGTTCATCTGTGGATAACAGTTTTAGTAAAGTTAGTTTTGAGGTTTTCATATAAAGGTTAATTATACATTCATATCTATTTGTATCTTTACAAATAGCGTATGTTATAGTTTTAGGTTTAAGAATAGCGGCTATTGCGTCAGTTATAATGTAAGCTATTGCTTGCGTTTGATTCATATCAACACCAGGTTGAATTGTGATACCCTTTATACCGGAAATATCATATTCGATAACCCAGATGAACCTACCTTTACCCATTTTATAGTATGAGGTACGACTTATGAGACCCAAAAAAGGGTCACCCAAAAAGGGATATCCTTTTTTGGGGGTAGTCTCTAAAAAGTGACCTACAAATAGTAGGACACATATTAGATAAAAGATGTCTGGACGAAGGAAGCCAGCTGCTAGGAAGCCAGCCGCGAAGAAGAGGTCGTTGGCAGTAGCCAAGCGTCCTTATTATGCGGGGACTGGCGATTATTACAAGCGAGCGAGGCCCCGTGTACGGGGACGTGGTGCTTATAAGAAAGACTACGGAGAACGCTTGGGTTCGGTAGTAGGTGAGGGCCTTCAGGAATTGTTAGCTCATTTTAATCCTTTAAAGTTATTAGGGTTTGGGGATTATGCCCCAGCTCCATTTGCAAAGGATATTAAGGAGAATGTTCTTTCTATGGGAAATGATCCTCCGGAGATTATTAATGGACCCGAAGGTGATGTAGTTATACGTCATCGAGAGTTTTTAGGAGATATTACTACTGGTGCTGCGGGTGTGTTTACAACCCGTGGTTATAGTATTAATCCAGGTGTTCCGGAGACTTTTCCTTGGTTGTCTCAAATTGCGCATGCATTTGAACAATATCGTATCGAGGGGATGATTTTTGAGTTCAAAAGTACATCAGCCGATGCTTTAAGTTCTACAAACACAGCTTTAGGAACGGTTATAATGGCAACTCAGTATGATGCTACGCGTCCAGACTTTGCTTCTAAACAACAAATGGAGAATCATCAGTATGCGGCTTCTGCAAGACAGTCAAGCAGTATGTTACATCCTATCGAGTGTGCAAGGTCGCAATCGGTTTTGGATGATCTTTATATTCGTTCTGGAGGATTAGATCTAAATGAAGATCTTCGTTTTACCGATTTTGGTAAATTTCAGATAGCCACTACAGGTCAGCAAGGGAATGGAGTGAATATTGGCGAATTGTGGGTAAGTTATCAGATTCGATTACTTAAGCCTCAATTTGCAACTGCTGAGGGCCCTCATGTTTACAGTACACATATTCGTGGAACGGGTTCAATTAGCGCAAGCAATCAGTATTTTGGTACAGTTCAAGCTTATACTGGTAATGGAGGTGTTACAGCTGCATTAACTACAGTACAGTTTCCGGATTGGATAGATTCGGGACGATATCTTTTGGTTTATACAGTATCGGGTACTAACACAGCAACTATATTCCCAACTGTGACAGCAACTTCAGGTTGTACTTTGGTAACCTTTTGGCTTAACAATACATTTTCTGCAGTAAGTACCGGAACGGCTACGATTACTATCATTTTCTATGCTGCAGTTATTGATATTAATGCGCCTTCAGCTTTATTAACATGGTCCGGAGGAACATTGCCTTCTTCAGCTACGTCTGTAGATTTAGTGGTAACAAGTATTAATCCACTTGCTAGTGTTGATTTACCTACACCAAAGGAGGAAACATCACCCAAGATCGAAGAGATTGAGGCGAAATCAGAAACTTCAGTTGGAGATCTTATGACTAAACTTCAGGACCTTGGTTTAACCATGGATG